TTACCTATCAACAATAATTTATATCCATATGGAGTTATCTTTTGTCTAGTACCTAACAATAAATCTTCGTCTTGTATATCTTGTAATGCACTGCCCTTGTAAATACTTGCTATGATCTTGTTGATAACGCCCATCTTCTTGAGCTTAGTACTAGTGCTGATCCATATAGGCATATAGAACTTCCATGTCAACACATCGATAGGATTACCTGTGCCTTGTGGAATACTTCTGCTACTAAATGTCAATCCATCTTGGTATACAACGCTCAATGATGTCCAGTCAACAAAGTTGTCTGTGCTTTGAATTTCTAAGCTAGGATTGAATAATGTACCTAACTGTTCTATGAGTTGCAATTTTTGATTGTAGTTTGTAGTCCAAAAATCTACTTGTATACGCAATGTATAAGGTACGGGCATCAAGCGTTCAACAGTAAAAGCTTGACCTTGTGTTTGTTCATATGTTTGTGTTTCAGTATTATATGCTCTTTGACGCACATTGATCTTATCGATAAATGTTGGTTCTTGCATTCTACGCTGATCATACTCAAGACCAGTGATCCAATAAGTTATCAATGGTGCGCTTGGTAAGTTGCTAGCAGTATTGTTAGCGATAACAGTCGCCGCCTGTCTGCTTTGATCACCGTACATAATCGGCACACGAACATATATGTCGTTGCCGTTTGGATCTTTGCCTTTGGTCACAGACCAGTTGCTGAAAATTTTAGCGAACTGTAGTAAAAATCTGCGTATCTGATTGTCGTAAAAAAACTGTGCCATGTGTTACTCTATAGGTGGTATGTTGTCTGGTGCTAACTGCAAGATACTTGACAATGGTTGTGCTGATGGTATCAAGTTTCCTGTATTGTTATTGAATATTTCTGCCTCGTTATTGATAAATCCTGACAATTCTGACTTATCATTAGCCGTGAATCCTGTATCTGTTCTGACGTTGGTAGATATACGTACCCATAACTGTCCGTCCCAACGATATAATATCTGTGGCATATAATCTATGCGTAAGAAATAATCTCCAACTTGTGGATTCTGCGGGAAACTGATTCCTGCACCAGTAGGTAATCCATTAGGTGCTTGACCATCACCAGACAAGTATGCTGCCTCATAACCAAAGCTACGAGGTGTGGCGCGCGTGATATACTGGAATGCAGGATCGCAGTCTGCACGCCAGTCCATCTGTGTACTGATAGTACCAGTAAAGCCGGGTTGTGTGGGATCAGCGTCAGCAGTAGCATAAGTGTTGTCAGCAGTACCATATGGGCCAGTGACTGGTCCTAGTGAAGCTACACTAAGTACCTTGTCACCTTCCATTGCTCTTGAACCACTGCCTTCTTTAAGTACCATAGGAGTCTTTTCTAAGACTTCCATATTGGCTTGAACGAATACATCCATCTTGGATATATCCGTATCAGCAGTCATGTCCCATATACTCTTTAACAATTCTTTGCTTACACGTAATCCTGCACTAGGATTCTTAAACTTAGGATTGCGCATGTATACGACAGTGCCGGCTGAACCAGTACCAGGTGCTCCACCGCTGTATGTGACTACATTGATAGGCGGTGCAGGCTGATTGAGTTTACCCGATAATGTACCATTGCTTTCATAGATACCATATGTAGGTACAACATACAATTTGCTGTTGTCGTAACCTGCTTTAGGCACGATGCGTTTAGCTTCTTCAAGTTGTGCGTTGTTGATCTCAATATTTCTGTTGTATGTAGAAAGTATATCTTTGAGATTTTGTTCTGTTGCTGGCTTCCAGTATGCAGGATCAGGAGGAGCTTTGCCTGCAGGTACGTCTGTGATTGACTCGTAATTCTTGTCACCATAAGTGATGACGTATCCTGGAGGATAAGTTTTGTCCTTGTCCCATGGTCCCAACCAATTGTCCTTGTTGATAGGCTCTGAAAGTATCTGGCTGAACTCTTGGCTATCTACTAATGGTTCGCACTTGATACGCCATAAATGTGGATACCAAGTCTGACTGAAACCCTCGCTAGCATAGTTAGCATCGGTGATGCTATAGAAACGTTTCAATGCTACTGGTATTGTTTCTTTCAATGGATTATAATCAAGCAAGTGCGGTAACTCTAATACGTCACCTACCATCAACTTACGACCTATGATATCGATCATATCGTTGTAGTGAACGGTTATGAATATAATGTCATTGTTCAAGAATAAGCCGAATTGGCTTAAGTCGAAATCTAAATTCTGTACGTTGTAATGCCCACGTAAGCGATAGATGTTAGGATCGTATACTCTATCACGGTTCTCCAAAAACAATAAATCCTGTATCTGTGTGGGGTCGGGACTGACATACTGTGGTTGAGTATAGTCAGGGCTAGGGGTCTGTGCGTTTGGACCCATGTACTTATGGATATAAAGATCCGTTCCGCCCACCGTAAATTGTTCCGAAATAGTCCTATCGAAGAACTTATAGTCGTTAGTTTTGGTAGGGTGATAGAGCGATAATTTGGGCATAACTGTATTTAGTATTAAAATCAACAGCTTACAAAGGACTTGACTTTTCCATGAAATATGATAAAATACATATATCGTTCATAGTATCGGAGAAACTTACATGGCACGTACCAAATCTACTGAAGTCAAAGAACTGCATCCCCGCGATCCAGATACAAAGTATTTTGGATCCGAACCTATTTACGTAGAAGGCGAAAATAAGTGGTCATTGGGTAGCGCACTTAGTTGGTATGGTCATTTTTATGACTCTAAAGATGCCCGAGAATTTATTGCGCAGTATTTGGATTTCAAGGGTGAACTGGAAAAATCTAAGATCATTCGTAGGGTTCATGAAAATGAAGTGATCAATACTTATGGTTATGTGGCACGATGCCTCATGCGCGGGTTTACTCTCACACCCGAACAGGCTATTAAATTCGACAACGAGATCAATCGTATGATCAATACGGTTGTGACAGTTGTAGAAAAAACTGACAAGCCAGTAAGCAATAGACCCAATGTGCAAGAAATCATGCGTGAGAAAACGCATGAGGCAGCAGGCGAACTTGAAGGTCGTTGGGATGATTATCTCAAGGATGGTGCGAAGAAAGAAAACAACATCAATCCTATTCAAGTCTTGACTCAGTTTAACATCTTGCCACAGCACGTTAATATCGTTATCGACTTCTGGAAACAAAAGTTGGACGAGTATATCGAAGTACAAGGTGGCAAGGATCCTCAGTTGAATGAGGCTTATGGTCATCTTGGTAAGATTCAGATTCGTAACATCATTGCTACTATTGAAACGGTCATCGGTGAACTGAACAGTTACATCAATATCAAGAAGAACGGACGCAAGCCAAGACTGAAGAAGCCTGTGCCGGTCGAGAAACTTGTTCGTAAGTTGAAGTATCTCAAGGAATTCAAACTTGAAAAACTAGAACTTGTGAGCATTCCTCCTGCTAAGTTGCATAACTGTAGCGAAGCGTGGGTATATGACACTAAGAAGCGTAAGTTGCATCACTATATTGCCGACGAGTACGCAAAGAGTTTGAGCGTGAAGGGTAATACTGTTACTGGCTTCTGCACGAAAAAATCAGAAGTCAAAACACTACGTAAGCCTGAAACTCAGATCAAAGAGGTCATGGGTAGCAAGCCCGCGGCACGTAAGTTCTTTGATGGTATCAAGGCAGTAAGTACTACGCCTAACGGACGCTTTAATGAAAGCATGATTATTTTGAGGGCATTTTAATGAATGAAAAAGTAAAACATATAATGGAAGAAGTGGGTCTACATACAGATCCACTCAACAAAGAAGTCACAGACAAAGAATTAGATTTTTTTGCTATGACAATCGTAGAGGCGTGCATTGATGCGGTCAAACAGACAGACATTAGACATGCATATACAACCTTCGACAAAAATTTAATTGATGCCACTATTAATAAAAGCATTAACTCAATTAAACAAACATTTGGTATGCCACATGTCTGAGCAATTCGATCCAATAGAAAAAAGAATGGAAACTATGATGACGGTCATAGATACTGCTATCATATCTGCTGAAAATGCCCGTGATCAATTGATGCTTGCATGTGCTATGCTACAACGCACTAAAGAAATTTTTGATCATGTCTTAGGTGAAGAGGGTAGAAAAGAAATGTTTAGAGGAGTTTCAAATGACTAACCAAGTAGATTTAAACAAGTATATGGAATTTGTACAGGCCGTTACTAGCAAAGAAAGTCATGATCTAACTACGTTTATGAATCAGTTAGACAGGCTTGATGGTAACTATGAGGCATATGGCCCAAATGGCGAATACGTACATGGACCAGATATCAATGTACCATTGTTGCTTTGTGGAGCCATCGGTTTAGGTAGTGAGACCGGTGAGTTCCAAGAGATCGTTAAGAAGATTACCTTTCAGGGTAAGCCACTCAATGATGAAACTCTGTTTCACATGAAGCGTGAACTAGGTGATATCATGTGGTATTGGGTGAACGCATGCCGTGCATTGAATCTTGATCCTAACGATGTTGTTGCTGAGAATGTCAAAAAGTTGCAAGCCCGTTATCCGGGCGGACACTTTGATGT